CATTCATTATTGAGTATGTTCAAATCGCTTAAACCTAGGAGGTAAGCATGGCATCTAGATCTGATGTAAAAGCTTTTAATCACAACCAAGGAGCTGATGCTGCTATAGTAGGTCCGGCACGATCTAGGATAAGACAAATAGTTATATTTGGTAATGCCGCGGGTGCGTTAACCATTACAAGTGGTAATGGCGGAGCTACTTTATTAGTACAAAGTTTTCCAACTGGATTACATACTTTGAATATTCCAGACGCTGGGATCTTAGCTGAAAGCGGAGCGTATATCTCTGCTTTCTCAGGTAGTGGTAATAAATTGACTATCTTTTTGTCATAATGGCTACAAAGGGGTCAATGAAAGGCCACACCATAGGGGGCGGACATAAACGCCCCACTAAGTCCGGCGCAGGCATGACTAAGAAAGGTGTGGCTAAATACCGCAGAGAGAACCCTGGGAGTAAATTAAAGACTGCCGTAACAGGCAAAGTAAAAAAAGGGAGTGCGGCTGCTAAAAGAAGAAAATCATATTGTGCTAGAAGTGCAGGACAAATGAAAAAATTTCCAAAAGCAGCCAAAGATCCAAACAGTCGTTTACGACAAGCTAGAAGAAGGTGGAAGTGCTAATGCCTAGAGGTAGACCTAAAAAAGAAAAGCTTACAGTAGAACAAGTTATGCATGAGTTGGCCAAGCATGAAGCTGAATGCACTCTTCGATACAAAAGAATAGAGGAAATACTTGGAGATCAAAAATCTCAATTAAAAGGTCTTGATATTCGTATGTGGGGATTAGGTGTTTTAATTATAGGAGCTGCGGTAGCGCAGAAATTATTATGATAACAAGTAAAGTAAGAACAGGCCCTAAACCATCCAAATTAAATGTAACTTATTTTAAGAATGGTGGATCGGCCTCTAAAAAATCAAAAGGCAGTAAGATATGCCCCGCTGGTAAAGCGTGGGCTAAAAGGACTTTTGACACATATCCTAGCGCATATGCAAATATGGCTGCTTCAAAATACTGTAAAGACCCTAACTATGCAAAGGGCGCAAAAGGTAAAAAGTAATGGGTGCACTTAAAGATTGGGTAAAGCAAGATTGGGTTCGCATAGGAACTGATGGAAAAATCAAGGGAAAATGTGGTACATCTAAAGATAAAAAGAACCCTGACAGATGTTTACCTAGATCTAAAGCAAATAGTTTGTCACAGTCTGAAAGAGCTTCTACAGCTAGAAAGAAAAAGAAAGAAGGGTCAAAAGGCAAGACCGTTGTAGGAAATACGCCAGCTGCCAAAGTGAAAAAAATGAAATATGGTGGTGTTGTTGCAAAAGGTTGTGGAGCGGTTATGTCAGATAGACGAAAAAAGACAAAGGGTTCTGTAACTCGATTAAGATAAGGATTTAATATGACAACATCTAATTCTACCAACTTTGAGCCGGATGCCGCTGAATACATAGAAGAAGCTTATGAAAGATGTGGTTTAGAACTAAGAACAGGTTATGACTTAACTACAGCCAGAAGATCTTTAAATCTTATGTTTGCAGAATGGGCTAACAGAGGTTTAAATCAATGGACTATTACTCAAAGAACACAAACGGTTACTTCTGGCGATCGGGAATATGATCTAGGGTCGGACGTAATTGATATATTAAATATTGTTGTAAGAAGGTCTGGAACAGATTTCTCCATGACAAGAGTGAGCCGATCGGATGAATTGGCTATACCCAACAAAGCTACCACTGGTAGGCCCACACAATTTTTCTTAGACAGACAAATAACTCCTAACTTAAAAATATGGCCTGTGCCTGACAATAGTACGGATGTCATTTTTTATGATGCTCTTACTAGGGTAGAAGATGTTGATTCTCAAGCTAATACTATGGACGTTCCTTTTAGATTTTATCCTTGTTTGACTGCAGGATTAGCTTATTATATTTCTTTAAAAAAAGCCCCTCAAAGAACTCAGATGCTAAAAGCTATTTATGAAGAAGAGTTTGAAAGAGCGATGGGCGAGGACAGAGATAGATCCAGCTTTACGGTCAGCCCTCAATATGCTTACTTAAGGTCTAATTAATGAGTAGATTTGCTACAGGTAAAAACGCATACGGTATATCCGACAGGTCTGGAATGAAGTATCGGTATCGTGATTTAAAAAAAGAGTGGAATGGTTCTTTAGTGGGACCCGATGAGTTTGAGTCTAAACACCCACAATTAGGTCCTTTCAGAACAGTAGCTGACCCAGAAGCAATTAGAGATGCTAGGCCCAGCCGAACAGAAAATCCTGTAGAGGTTCTTTTAGTACTGGATCCGTTTATATCTTCTGCAGCAAGTTCGGGTGTTATAACAGTTAGAGAGTTTGGTCATGGTAGATCTACCACAGACACTGTACGCTTTAGAAGTCTTAATGGTTTTGATGGTTTTACCAAGGCTGTTTTGGAGCAAGAGGCTGGTTACAGTATTACGGTTGTGACTTCAGACACATATACCTTTACGGCTAATGGACAAACAGCTACAATAGGTGGTATAGTAGGAGGCGGTAGTCGAGCTACCGCAGGACCAACAACGGTGAGTGCATGATATGAGTTTTACTTTAGCACAATTAAAAACGGCTATACAAGATTACACAGACAACAGTGAAACATCTTTTGTAACTCATTTGCCAGACTTTATAAAAGCAGCAGAAGAGAAAATATTTAAAAGTATAGATTTAGATATTTTTAGAAAAAATGTAACAAGTGCTTTAACTTCTTCAGATCAATACCTAACGGTACCCAGTGATTATTTAGCATCATTCTCGTTGCAGATAACAACTTCTGGATCTGAAAGTTTTTTACTTCAGAAAGATGTAAATTTTTTAAGAGAGTATACCCCTAGCGCTTCAACCACAGGGGTACCTAAATATTATGCACGGTTTGATGAAAATAATTTTATCGTGGCGCCAACTCCAAACAGTAATTATACCATAGAGCTGCACTATTATCATAGACCGGCTAGTTTGACCGCGGGAGCGGACAGTGGTACTACCTGGGTTAGCACCAACGCACCTTTTGCTTTGCTTTATGGAGCTTTAATTGAAGCCTACACCTATATGAAAGGTGAAACGGATGTTATACAGAATTATAATAATATGTATATGCAATCCATGGAAAGATTAAAAGATTTAGGCGAGGCAAGAGAAAACACAGACGCAAACAGAGTTGGTTTACCAGCCAGACCAAGAACATAGGAGTAAAAAATGGCAACAGCAAATGCAGCAACCACCTTTTTAGAAAATAGACTTTTAAGTTTTATTTTTAAAAATAACGCAGCATCTTTTAGTACACCCGGTGATAGCATTTATGTAGGGCTTGCAACGGCAGTGTCTAACTTTAATGATACTACAGGTGAAACAGACGCACCTACAATAACAGAAGCAACATTTGGTTCTTATGCAAGACAACAAGTTGCAGCATCAGGATGGACTTTAACTTCTGATACTACTGAAGCACAAACAATTAAAAATGGAGCAAATATAGAGTTTCCAGCATCTACAGGTACAAGCAATGTAATAAGTCATGTGTTTATAGCAACGCATGTAAGTGCTTCTTTGGATACAGAGGGGTCTGGTGGTAATGTTCTCTTTATAGGTGCTTTAGATGCTACTAAAACTATAGCCACTGGAGACATATTTAGAATTAATACAAACAATCTTACAATAGAGCTTAAATAATGGCATTAACAGTATCAGATAGAATAAAGGAAACGACCACTACCACTGGTACTGGAACGTATACTTTAGGTGGTGCTGTTACTGGCTTTGAAACTTTTACTGCTAATTTAAATAATTCTGATACCACTTATTATGCTTGTACTGATGGCACAGACTTTGAGGTTGGTTTAGGCACATTTACATCCTCTGGCACTACGTTAGCTAGAACAACTATTTTATCTAGTTCTAATTCAAACAATGCCGTTAGCTGGAGTTCTGGAACAAGAACAATATTTTGTACGTTACCTGCAGCCAAAACAGTATTCTTAGATGCTAGTGGTAATGCAACACTAGGTGCAGACTTATCCGTTGGTGATG